ATGTTGAGAGGTATTATGAAGAAACAAGAGACTGACAAGTATGTGAAAACAACTGGCCAGCAACCTGATAAACGTGGGAAAATGAAGATTGCAGGCAGAGTAAACAAAAGGATGAGCACTTAAATATTACTCACCTCTAAAGTGTCCTAGTGATGGAGATTGACAACCTCCCTAAAAGTTGTTATACTTGAATCATGCCTGGGACGACAGATGTTCTCGGGACACAACACAACTACTTTTTTACTATGACCAACGCTGCAATTTTCCCTTGCAAGAATGATCCCCTCCCGATGACTATCTGGGATCTTTACAACAATTACAAGGGTTCATATGCTCCTGAAGAGTTTCAACGACCCGAATCTTGGAGCAGCAAAGAACGGAAAGCATATTTTCTTTCTGTCCTAATGAACCGAATCGAAGGCACTTTTGTCTTTGTTGATGTTGAAATCGCTGCTGATCGAGTTGAATCTATTGATCCGACAGACATTTCTTTCACTTATTTCAATAATCTCCTCAAACAAATGATTGAGAAGATTATTCTTGAAGGTAACAATCGTCTCAAGTTCTTTGAGTCTCTACTCAATGATGAGTACACTATTCCTTCTGGATCTTATTACTATCTTCCTGATCCTCACTCCACTTCCCTCTCGCAATTTGTAGTGGGTAAGCATAACAATGTGTTCAGCAAACTTCCCAAACTTGTGCAAAAGGCAATCAAGGGTCGCAAAGTTATTGTTAGTGAATACACTCAAATTGACTACAAAGGCCTGTCAGATGTCTTTGTCAATGTGAACAGTGGTGTTCCTCTTAATGCACAAGAACTTCGCAATGCTTTGCATACTCCTTGGGCAGCATATGTGCGACAAATGCGAAAAGAACTTGCTCCACTTTTGATTAAGATGTTTGGCGACAAGTACAAAAAGCGTCTTGTTGGTGATGAGTGGATTGTTGATACCATTGACATGTCTCTCAACAATTATTGCAAGGATGAGGAAATTTCTGATTATGAAATCAATGGTGTTACTCAAACTTCAAAGAACAAACTCTATGTCAGTGACTATGCAGATTTTGATGAGGAGAAAATTACCTCTCAATTCTCTACCCTTGCAAGTTACATTGACAAGATGATTGACGATAACTGGGAGGAACTTTCTGAAGATGCTATTCTTCGTAAGAGTTCTATTACCAACTTGTTCTGGATGATGAACAATGGCATCGATACTTACGACCAGGCAGTAGAATCTTTGCACCTTCATGAAGAAGTATACGCTGATAAAGATCGCCGCAATGATGCAGACGATACTTATAAGTGGGCGTGTGGAGGAAGCGGTGCAAAGCACATGCAATTCCGTATGGAAGTTCTACCTGAAATCGTGAGCAAAGTAAAGGAAAAGATTCCTGCATAATATCACTCACCACTAAAGCGTTCCTATAGTGTACGCACGCTTAGCACCCTTTACAATCGTCTGTGAGGGTGCTATATTTGTAATTAGGTATCAAACCACCGTCTGTGACTATTTCTCTCCGCCCACACCAAAAACGCGCTGTTGCTGCTATGCAGAAGCACAATCGTGGACAGATTGTGATTCCTACTGGTGGTGGGAAAACTATGTGTATGATAAAAGATGCAAAGAAACAACTTGATAGTGGTAATCCTACGACTTTGTGTATTGTTGCTCCTCGTATATTGCTGGCGGATCAACTATGTTCCGAGTTCTTAGAGGTTCTTGATCCACACAATAGTGACCCATATTTGCATGTGATGCACGTTCATAGTGGCGAAACGCATCACACTAGCACAACAAACCCAGAGAAGATTCATCTCTATGCTAATGTTGCTCGCGGATATGGTGAGAACTGCATCATCTTTACCACCTATCATTCTCTGCATCGTATCATGGAGGCAGATATTGAGGTAAATGCTATTTACTTTGATGAGGCACATAACAGCGTTCAGCGTCACTTCTTCCCTGCAACTGAGTTCTTCTCTGGTGATGCAGATCGTTGCTATTTCTTTACTGCAACGCCTAAACATTCTCTGACACCTAAGAAGCCTGGTATGAACTGGGGTGATGTTTATGGTCAGGTTCTGGCAAATGTTCCTGCACCTGAGTTGGTTGAAGGTGGTTACATTCTTCCTCCTAAAGTTATCATCAAGAAACTTGATGTTATCAAGGGTCGCAAGGTGATGTATGCAGAGGATAGTGACAATCTGTTGGAGACTATTGATGACAACAACATCGACAAGACTCTGATTTGTGCTCGCACAACCAAGCAGATTGTGGGTCTTATTTCTCAATCTGATTTCTGTCTGCAACTTGCTGAACGTGGTTATTCTTGGATGACGATCACATCGAAGACAGGTGCAATCATCGATGGTAAGAAAGTCGATCGTGAAAAGTTCTTTGATACACTGAACTCTTGGGGCAAAGATCCTAGCAAGAAGTTTGTTTGTATCCACCACAGTATTTTGTCTGAGGGTATCAACGTCAAAGGACTTGAAGCAGTCATCTTCATGCGGAACATGGATTACATTGGCATCAGTCAATCTATCGGTCGTGTTATTCGTTTGGGTGCAGAATCTAAGACCTTTGGTTTAGTTTGTGTCCCAACTTATGACAGTGTTGGCATTAGCACTGCTCGCAAAGTGCAGGCAGTTGTTGATGTTGTATTCAATCAAGGTCAACCCGCTATCAGTGAGATTCGCCGCTAATTGATCATGCAAAAGTCTATCATCACAATGGAACATGCACTAGACAGGTTATCTGAAATCAAACCATCTAGTGCAAAAAAGATTGAAATTTATGCACAGCGTTGCTATCATGACTTCATGAACCCTGCCATCATTGATTGGTGGCAGAATAATCGAAATGACAAAGATATAGTGAGGGCTATCACTAGACCTTTTTATGATCTAGTTCATTCCTGCTCTATTCCTACGGGATTGATTACAAAAACTGCATTTGAGAAACTACAAAGCAACAAGAAATTTATTGCAACGAAAGATCATTGCTTCCGTCCACAAAATACATACCATTTCATGTTAGACAATCGTGAAAGTTTTTGCGAGTTCTCTACATTTCGTAAATGGTATGTGATGTGTTGCTCTACTATTCTTGTTGTTGGTAAAGAGAATGACCGACTAAGTTTGGAGGGTATTGATAACCGACGTGGATCATACGTTATCAAAGTTCCTACAGATCAGCAATATATTCGTGCTGGTTTAGATTTGTACTCTTACAGTGCAAGTCGTGAATGGAAAGATAGGACACTAACATCAGAGTCGAATCTAATTGTTGCTCCACAAGAATTGTTGGAGTATGAGAAAAAGTTTTCTCCTACTATTTCTTAAATCTAAAAATGAATTTTCTTAATCGTCTAATGAACGACTTTAGACAACAACAAACTAAACCTATGGAATTTATTGATTACGTTGCCAAACCTCCACATGCTGAGTTTGAGGCACCAGAACTAACAGAAGAAGAACTGTTGGCTGATTGTATTGAAGTCGATGGATTGTTCTACCTGATTGATGAGAATCATAGTGGATTCTTGTTCCTTACGGATGAATGTGCCAAACAGTTTAAGATCGATTGTGGTGAGAATGGTGATGCTGAACCCATTGATTGGGACATTTGGTGTGAACCAGAGGAACTTGAAATGTATAAAGATAAGGGATATATGTGGAATTTCTACATCATGCAATGTGCCGGTGTTTATGATAGCAGTGGAAAGATGATTAAAGAAGCATGGGACGATGATGATGTTTACATCATGAACGGAATTGATGAGGCAATGTTAAATCATCCTGGTTGTGAAGTTATGGGATGGTGTGACGGATGAAACTAACACAAACTAAGAGCAGCATACTAGAAGCCAAATCAGTAGAAGAGGGATTTATGGTAGGTAAATATGAAAACCCATTGTGTTATGCTGCTGTACCGATTGCAGGCAGCGACATTAGACTAGCAATCATACATCAGGGCAGAGTTATTAAAGAGTGTCGCAATCGTCAATCTGCAATGAACTTTATTGAACGACATCGTAAGGGTAAATCAGTAGCAAAAC